GCTGAAGAAATTGTGAAAAGTTTAGAAAATCTTCAGATTGCTGGCAGCAAACCTTATTTCTACGAAGAAGTAGATAAAGAAAATAAACACAATTTAAATTATAAAATAGGGGTGTTAAGATTGGATAGTTAAAATGATACAAATAGAAAACAAAAAAAGAGAATGAACCACCAAGAATTGGAGAGAAGTTTCATATCTCTTCGAAAGCATTTTGTAGATATTAAAGTTTACATTAAGGAACATTTCAATAAAGATGGATTATTAAGAGGATTATTACTAGAGTTTGAACGACCATATGAAGAGGGATTATTAGAAAATATAAAGCAATTAGAAAGATTAGATGAATTAGATATTCCTATTGATAGTGAAGAATTAAATATTGAAAAATCTTATCACAAACTTAGTGATAGTTTCCACAAATTAAACCCATATATCTATGAAACTTATCAAGATGATATAAAATTAAGAGCATTTTTAACTCATATTTTGATGATACTTCAAGATTTAGGTGAACACTACTACTATAAAGCGATTAAAGAACGAGATGATGATAAAACAGATAAAAAAGATAATCCCAAAAAACCCAATAAAAACAGGGTTTTACAGTAAATATTTGACAAATTGTTCATTCTATGTTATAATATTTGTATAATATGATAAAAAAAACACACACAAAAGAAGATTTAGATTCTTACACTATTGATGTAAGAAATGATAACGTAGAAGGAGCATTGCGACTTTTAAAGAAAAGAATACAAAAAGATGGTTTGATGTTTGAATTGAAAAAACGAGAACATTATGTGAAACCTAGTGAAAAACGCAGAATGAAAAAAGCCGCTGCGATTATACGACAAAAAAAGACACAAGCAAAAAAAGGTATGAGTAAAGGAAACTATAGAAAATGACAGACGATAATGTGATACAAGGGCCGTGGAAAACTCATGTTAAAGTTCCAGAAATGGAAGAAACTAGTCAGTTAAGATATAACTTGATGTTTGCTGAAGATATAACACAGTCGATTATAGTACAAACGCTTCGTGTTCTTGATGAAAACAAAGTTTCAGATAGAGAAAAAGATGTTTTTATAAAAGATTTTGGTTTAGTAAATGAAACTTTAAAATCTTGTATACTTCGACATTTTGGTTTTTTTCATCCTATTCAAGTTTTATCGGATATGGCAATGACATCAACTGTAAATGAACAAACGCAGAAGGTTTATTCTCAGTTTGATTTATCACAATTGAATAATAAAGATTTTGACCAAATTTTAAAAGAGGAATAATTATGGTATTAGTTGATATGAATCAAGTAACTTTATCTTCATTAATGATGCAGATAGGTCAATCAAAAGATTTACAAGTCAATCCAGATTTAGTTAGACATATGGTATTGAATTCTATTCGTACATATAGAATTAAATTTGTAGAAGATTATGGTGAATTAGTTTTATGTTATGATAGTAAACACTATTGGAGAAAAGACGTTTTTCCACAATATAAATCTCATCGTAAGAAAATGAGAGAATCTAGTGATTTTGATTGGAACACTATTTTCAATACACTTAATGCATTAAAAGAAGAACTTAGAGAAAATTTTCCATATAAAATGTTAGAAGTATATGGTGCAGAAGCAGATGATATTATTGCAACTATTTGTGAATCACAAAAAGAAAATATTATGATTGTTTCTGGTGATAAAGATTTTATTCAATTACAAAAATATAAAAATGTAAAACAATGGAATCCTGTTCAAAAGAAAATGTTGAAAGATAAAAATCCAGATTTATATTTAAAAGAACATATTATCAAAGGTGATAGGAGTGATGGAATCCCAAATGTTCTTTCTGATGATAATTCTTTCGTAGATAAGATTAGACAAAAACCACTTACGAAAAAGAAAATACAATCATGGGTAGAACATGATTTTATGGATGTTGCCCCTAATGAACAAGCAAAAAGAAATTATCATAGAAATACTACATTAGTAGATTTATCTAAAATACCACAAGACCTTAAAGATAAGATTAAAGAAACTTATAAGACAACACCTATTTTGGGTGATAGAAAAAACCTTATAAATTACTTTATAAATAATAAGTTAAAAGAATTGACAAATAATTTAGGAGATTTTTAATTATGGTTACAGAAACATATGTTCCACTCTTTCATGAAATTTTTGAACGAGTACACAAAGCAAAAACTAAAGACGAAAAGGTTGCGATTTTAAAAAAACACAATAGTGCTGGTTTACGTTGGTTTTTAAGAGCTAATTTCGACCCAGATGTAGAATGGTTATTACCAGAGGGTAAAGTACCTTATATCCCGAATGATGCACCAGATGGCACAGAACACACAAGATTACATAAAGAATATAAAACTCTTGATAATTTTATATCACTTCTTGGTGTTGTTGCTAGACCTAATATTGTTCAATCACGTAGAGAATCACTTTTTATTCAATTGTTAGAAGGATTGAGTGCTAGTGAAGCAAACTTGGTTGTACAAGCAAAAGATAAAAAGTTGGGTAGAGCTTATAAAGGACTATCAATTCCAGTTTGCAAAGAAGCATTTAATTGGAATGACAACTTTATGTTAAAGGATTAGTAAAGATTTGACAAATTGTTTATTATATGTTATAATTATTAGTATAATAAACGAAATATAACAACTAGGGTAAAAATATAGCAACGAGTTTTTATCCTAGTATAAAATAACAAATTTGAGTTGCAAGGTGATTATATCATGGCAAGACAAACTATGACAAGAACTGCAAAGTTCTTAAAAGCGCTTCTTAGAGGCGAATCTATTTCTTGGACAGCTGTTCAGAAAAGATATGGTTTCAAGTCCCCAAGAACTGTCGTTGACGGTTTTAGAAGACGAGGATATTGTGTGTATGCAAACAAAGCTGCAGACGGTACTTCATATAGAATTGGCACACCAAGTCAATCTATCATTAAAGCGGGATTAGAATCCGTTTATGGGTTATAAAACCCATAAAGTTTTTGGGTTATAATACCCACTAATCGGTTAGTGGAGCTTTGTACCCACAGAGCTCCATTTTCATTCACAAAAAAATACCATAAATTTTACCATATAAATAATTTCAATATGAGATTATCTATAAGAGGTTGTGATACCGAAACTAAAATAAAAACTAAACAATCTGTAAGATGGTATCTTGACCATCTTCTTTCTAAAAGACTTCAATCTAACCTTTCAATTTCCATTTCTTATAGCGATACTCTTTTTAAAGAACAACAAATAGAAGGAGAATGTGTATGGAATGACGAATTTGAAACTCGTAGACCAAAAAAATTTACTATTAATATAGACAATCAAGTAAGACTTAGAAGCAAACTTATAGCATTAGCACACGAACTCGTGCATCTTAAACAATGGACAAAAGGTGAGATGTATGAATATGTAAGAGATGCAAATAGATATAAATGGAAAGATACTGTGATAGATACTAAAGGAGTAGATTATTATGATTTGCCGTGGGAAGTAGAAGCACATGGTAGAGAAATTGGAATGTTTATACGTATGTGTGAATCATTAAAATGGGCAAAAGAAGATTGGACAAAAGAATATGTGCCTATGTATGGTGATAGAAAATGTGGATTAACTGAGATGCTTGAAAAGCATGAAAAAAATTTGACAAACTTAACTAAATGAAGTATAATATATTAAAAATGTGGAGATATAATTTTGCCTACTTATGATTTTTTAAATACAAATACAAATAAAATGGAAGAACTTTTTATGTCGATTTCAGAAATGGAAGAATATATAAAAGAAAATCCACATATTCAAATAGCACCTGCTGCTCCAGCAATTGTATCTGGTGTAAACACAGAACAAAAAATGGATACGGGATGGAAAGAAACATTACAAAAGATATCAGAAGCACACCCGAATAGTGCTCTTGCAGATAGATATGGAAATAACAAGACACTTAAACAAAAAAAAGGTGAAAGAGTGTATAAAGAACACGCAATTAAACAAGCGAAAGAAAAGAAATAATATAAATATGATAATGATACGAGCTAGAAATTTCAGCACAACCTTAGATATTAAAGTATCATCAAAAGAGGTTTGTAAGCTTTTGAAATCCCTCGGCTCATGCATCAATGGGGGGTTGTTACATGACAATCCCTTTTTTTATAGAGGTAATTAAATAATGCCAGAAAAAAAGAAAGTAAAAGAAATTACAGATTCACAATTAATTAAAATAAAACCAGTTACAGATAATCAGAAAGTATCATTTGACGCATTTAAAAAAGGACAAAATATTTTTCAATATGGTGCTGCTGGAACTGGAAAAACTTTTGTTGCATTATACCTTGCACTTAAAGAAGTTTTAGATTTAAAAAGTCCATACCATAGAGTATGTCTTGTTCGTTCATTACTGACAACAAAAGATGAATCATTTATTCCTAATAAAGAAAATGACACAACACTTTTATATCAAACTGTCTATCAGAATATGGTACAATTTATGTTTGAACAACCAAATGAAGATGCGTTCAGTTCGTTATATGATAGATTAAAAACACAACAAAGTTTATATTTTCTTTCTACTTCCTTTCTTCGAGGATTGACTTTTGATAATTCTATTATTGTTGTAGATGAATGTCAAAATTTAAATTTTCATGAGTTAGATACTATTATAACAAGAGTTGGACAAAATAGTAGAATTATTTTTTGTGGTGATGTAGACCAAAGTGATTTAGTTAGGACACAAGAAAAAAATGGTATTTTAGATTTTACTAGAGTGCTTGAACAAATGGATGAATTCACATTAGTTGAATATAATTTAGGTGATATAGTTCGTTCTGGATTTGTTAGAAATTATTTAATTAATAAAATTAAACTAGGACTTGCTAGTGGTTAATAAAAAAAAAAATTATTAATATAGGATGTTAATATAATGAAAAAAATACATGAATTTAAAAGAGAAATAAAATATGTTCCCGAACTTTCAACACAAAATATAGATAGAAAACGATACTATGTAACACCGAAGAAACTTCTTTATCCATCTATAACTACAGTTTTATCTCAACGAGGTAAACAGGGATTATTCGAATGGAGAAAACGAGTTGGAGAAGAAGTAGCAAATCATATTACTAGAACTTCTGCTAGTAGAGGTTCTGCTGTTCATCAGATGTGTGAAGATTATTTAATGAATAAACACATTTATAATCCAACCGATTTTGAAAAACATTCACAAAGACATTTTCTTGGATATTGTTTATTCAATAGATTAAAAGAAGAAGTTTTACAAAATATTGATAATATATATGCACAAGAAACAACATTATGGTCAGATAGATTAATGGTTGCTGGTAGAGTGGATTGTATTGCAAAATATAAAGATGTTCCTACTATTATTGATTTTAAAACATCAAGAAGTGAACGAAATGATGAGTGGAATGAAAACTATTATATACAAGCAACAGCATATTCTGAAATGTTTGAAGAAAGAACAGGAATGAATATAGACCAGATTGCTATTTTAGTTGTAACTGAAGATGGAACTGTTCAAGAGTTTGTTAAAAATAAAAAAGATTATTTACATTTATTAGATGATGCTTTAAAAGTTTATTCTCTTAAAGATAATGCACAAGGTCTTACTGCGAATTAGATACTTGAGGGGCTGTAGCTCAATAGGGAGAGCGCCTGCTTTGCAAGCAGGAGGTCGCAAGTTCAATTCTTGTCAGCTCCACTTGACAAACGATAAAAAATAAGTTATAATAAATAACAAAATAATCCATTAAGTAATATGGTAAGACGGAGATTCGATTTCTCCCGCCTCCAAGAATTACTAATTATATGAGGGGGCGTTCTGGGTTCGATTGCGATACGAAAGGGTTATGTTAAGATAACTGATAACATTAATTATCAATTAGCTGCTTAAAAGAAGTAGCGGGAGTTTGGTGGTTTCCTTGGCAACATAAAAACCACCACTAGAGGTAAAAATGTCATTTAAAACACAAAGAACATTTGAATTAGAAATAGAACAAATTATTAAAAATTATGAAATGTCTCACATGCAAGCAGTCTTACATTATTGTGAAACTAATGATATAGACCCATCATCAATTAATAGATTGATATCTAAAACTTTAAAAGAAAAAATAGAATCAGAAGCTAGAGATTTAAATTTTTTTCCAAAGAGAGGCAAACTTCCCGATTTATAATATAATGGATTCATATGATGCATACAAGTTATATCTTGGTATCAAAACACATTTCGAAAAAGGTAATTATGATTTTGTTCAATATGGTGGAAAAACAAGGTCAACTAAAGAATCTTTTTTAAAAAGAAACGATAGAAAGATTTTTTATAAAGTATCTAAATCACATTCTAATCTGATAGATTTAAAAAACTATTATATTGCAAACTTTATTCAAACACATAAAGGTTGGGTTGGAGAATTTTCTGAAAAAAATTATTCTGATTGGAAAAAAAGAATTGAAAGTTTATCATATATATTTGAACAAAATATTTTATTATTAATAAATGAAATTTGTGTTAATAAAAAAGATTATGATATAAATAACTTCGAACATATTTTTGAATGTGAGAAAGGAAAACATCCGATTCTTTTAAAGGGATATCTTTCAAAAAGAATTTTTCCAGAAACGCTAATAATTTTGGATGATATCCTTTCTTATTTTAAAGAGTGGGATAAAATGTTGAGTGATGATATAATCTGGCCAGAAGAAAAAATCTTTCTTAATAAGTATAGAAGATTTCTCGAATTTGATAAAACCAAATATAAACTTGCTTTGCGTAAATTGGTAAAATTAAATTTGGGAGATAAATAAAAATGTCAGATAGTATAAAAAAGTTATCAGAAAATAAATGGTTATTAAGATATACCATTTCATCTGTTAATATGCAAGACAATAAGAAGAAAAAAGATATAGAGATTAATTTTGATAGTCTTGAGTTGAATCAAGTCGGCATCTGGACTATTTCAGAAGATAGTTTAGGGGACTTGACAAACGATACAAAATAAGTTATAATATACTTAATATGTTTTATATCATGAAAGAACTTGGATAAGACAAATATGTACACATAAGGAGAATACAATATGTCGTTAGAATCATTGAAACGAAATAGTGGTTTAGATAAACTACTTACAGCAGTTGAAAAAGAAACTGCACCCATTGACAAGAAAAGTTTTGTTGATGAAAGATTTTGGAAACCAGAACTTGATAAAACAGGAAATGGTTATGCTGTTATCAGATTTTTACCAGCACCAGATAATGAAGATATGCCATGGTCTAAGGTTTGGAGTCATGCTTTTCAAGGCCCAACTGGACAATGGTACATTGAAAATTCATTAACAACTATGAATGGGAAAGACCCTGTCTCTGAAGCAAACACACTTCTTTGGAATACTGGAAATGAGCCAGACAAAGAACTTGCAAGAAAGAGAAAGAGAAAACTTAATTACTATTCTAATATTTTAGTAGTAAGCGACCCCAAACACCCAGAACAGGAAGGTAAAGTAAAACTTTTCAAATATGGAAAGAAAATCTTTGACAAATTGATGGAAGCAATGCAACCACAATTTGAAGATGAGTCACCAGTAAATCCATTTGATTTCTGGAAAGGTGCTAATTTCAAATTGAAAATTAGAAAAGTAGATGGTTATTGGAACTATGATAAATCAGAATTCGAAAAACCTAGTGCTGTTATTGACGGAGATGACAAGAAATTGGAAGAACTCTGGCATCAACAATACTCACTTGCTGAATTTACTTCTGCAACTAATTTCAAATCATATGATGAATTGAAAGAAAGGTTTGATAGAGTAATTGCAGGTACTACTACTGTGGGTAATGCTGCTGATTTAACTGAAACTGCACCTGCCCCATCAGTTGATAGCGATACTGCACCATCAGTTAGTAGTGATACTACATCATCTGATGATGATGGTGAAAATGCTATGTCTTACTTTGAAAAACTTGCTCAAGAGTAGGTCTTAAACTTAGAGGGGACTTCTTTAAGTTCCCCTTTAAAAAACTCGGAAACCATTATTATGAAAAGACAAAAACAAAGTTCAAAAGCAGAATATCTCAAAAAGTATGATAAGTCTATGCAACCTCTATTATCTTTAGGTAGTGGTTTGGTTGGGAAAGCTTTATTGGTACTTCTATTTGTTGTTATATTGATGTTTGTGATTAATTAACCATTATGGCCCATTCTAAATAAAATTCTACTGTGGTCAACGACTGGTGGAGTATAGTTATTGACAGAATCATTTTTGACAACTTGGCTATTGCTGTTGGCAATGTTTATCATACCATCTCTCTTCTCTTTTTTTCCTTTAAGGTCTTTTGATTCTTGACTAACTTTTTCTAAAGCATCACTTTTTAATTTAGAATTTACTGGTACAAAACCTAAACTTTTCTTATCTGCTTGGTCTTTTATAATTTTTTTATCATCTTTTTTTGTGCCCATGAATCCCATATCTACCAATTGTTGTTTTCGCCGTGCTAACTCTATTTTTTGTTCTTCTGGTGACATTGCATTAAATTCTTTACGTCTTTCCATTAATCCTTTCACACCTTTAAATAATCCAATGCCAATTGCACCAGCAAGAAGTACTGGTAGAGCTGTAGTCATTGCACCTATGAGTAAACCTTTAGCTGCACCACCAGCGAGTAATGCTTTACCACCACCAAGAGCTAATGCTGTACCACCTTTCCCAACCCCTGTTATCATACCAGCTTTAGCGGCGCCACCAAGACCAACTACATTTTTAAGTTTTGAAAGCAAACCACCAATTCCTTTAAGACCACGAAACGCTTGAACTGTTCCAGCAGCCTTTAGGATATTATCACCTGATAATAATCCACCACCTTTATCAGCATCTGCACCACCAGCAGTTACCATACCAGCGCCACCTGCTTTTGTTGCATTTAGTAATTCTTTTTGAGACTCTCCATCTTTTTGTGCCTGTATTTTAGCTTCCCTTCTGTTATCTTTAGAAAACTCCATTTGGTCTTCATAATGTTTGTTAGCTTCGTCTAGTCTTTCAGTTACATTGGCATCATGTACTCTAAGACTATTTCCTGTTGTAGCATGTTTTGCTAAGTCTGTTATTTGCTTTAATATACCTTTTTGAATAGTTGGCGAAGAAGAATCTTGTTGTTTAAGTATTTCTATTACTCGTGTATAATAGTTTTCATTTCCAAGTAAAATATTTTTGTTCGTATCATCAAGTTGTTCAAGAATTTCTGTATTGATGTTGTCCATCATAGCAGTTTGCATAAATTTAGCTTGATTTGCTGATTGTTTATCAGATGCTAAGTCATCTTTTGATTTTTGCTTATTAAGTTTTGTTTGTTCTCTAAGTTCTTTTACAGTTAGTCCCTGTGCTTTTGCTGCTAGCGCATCTCTAGTTCTAAATTTATCTGTAATACTACCGATTATTGATGATGTAATATTATCTAGTCTGCTAGCTACATCTTTTCCTTCATCTTCGCCTTTTCTTAAAAAGTCTTGAATGAATGAAGGCACAAGAAATTCTGCATCAGCAATTTTTCTTACAAAGTCGCCAATTTTGCTAGGTTTACTGGATTTTTCTTTTTTAAGTTTGTCTATATCTAAGTTTAGATATTCATCTTGTTTTTTTCCTAATCTTGTTTCCAATTCAAAACGCTCTTCTTCTGTTTTCAGTATGTTTTCAGAAACTTTGCTACTTTTTCTATCTGCTAAATAGTGTAGAATTGGTAATTTATTTTTTTCTGCCATTTAATTATTCACTCTCTTTTTTTGGTGGTTGTGATGGACTTGATGTACTATTGACATAAAGACCAAACCATGCTGCTCCAGCACCAACTACGATTGATACAAGACCTGCTTGTTGTGTGTTTGGATTTTCTAAAACCATAAACCATTGTACAACATCATAAAAAAGATATATGTACGTTGCAATAAAGAATCTAGGAAATAATCTTAAAGTGTCTAATGTATTAGCACCTTCTCTTATTTTATTGTTCCAACTCATTTAAGTCTCCTTTTTTACTTTTTCATTTTCTTCAGTAATATGTTGTATCAATAAACCCATGTATATTTCTCTTTCCCATGGCATCATATTTTCAAGTTCTTCTAAACTATAGTTATGATGTTGCATCATAGCAAAGTTAGTTTGGAAATAATTTCCCAAGTTATCATGAGAAAGAGCTATGTAAAAAAACTTTCTATACCTTCCATATTTATAGTATTTTCTACATTTGTGTTAGGGTTTATCACTTTTATTTGATGTTTTATTTTAGGCATAGTATCAAAGAAATCTAAAACACTACTTAAATTATCTGTATTCATAGATTCTATAAATTCTATTAAATCTTCATCAGACATATCTACTCTTTCATAAATTTTATCGCCTTCAGTAATTTGATGCACACATTTTACTACTATATCATAACTATTATCTGAATTTATACTATCAATTGTATAAATTCTTGGATAAGTCATGATAAGTTGTACATCATCTGTTAATTGAATTTTATTTGTATGATTGTCGCCTATTTCAACTTTAACATCATTTAAATCTATTTCAGTTGGTACTCTTGTTATACCATCATCATTGCATAAAAGATTTAGAGTAATTTTGTCTCCAATTGATTTTCTTCTTATTTGTAGAAATACATATTCAACATCAAATATATATGCTTCTTTGCTGTTTATTTTTCCGAAAGTACAATTTTCTATAATTTGTGAAATTGCATCTAACATCTCTTTTTTGTTTTCACTTTCTTGTGCTAAAAGCAAAAGCTTTTGTTCTTTGACAAGAAATGGTCTGTATTTGATTGTTTCTTCTGTAGAAGGTAACACCAACTCATATGTTGGTGTATTTAATTTTGGTAATCCCATAATTATATCATCCTTTAATTAATTTATAGTCGTGTCAAAACTTTTGGTAATTTAGAAATTAGTTTTCTCTCCACTTGGTTGATTGATATATTTGCTAATCTGTTTAGGAAACTACTACCAGCACCGCCGGGAAGAATTTCCCAATATCTATATGCGAAACTAACACTCATTTTTTCTATTTGGTTTGCATTTGCATAACCCATTTCAATAGAACCAATTGTTTTTGGAAATGCTTCCATAACTCTTACACCAAGTCTTCTTGTATCTTTTTCATCCAATTGATATATATCAATATTTCCTACATAATTATAATAATAGTTAGCACCGAAATTATCGCCGGCGTTCATATTGTATGCAGTATTTTGCCATTCGTGAAAGAATTTTTGTTCTTTGTGGTCATTGGAAACATAAAATGTTGCTGATAAATCTTCATAGGTTGAACCCATAACAACATTTCTTATTGGCCCATATCCAGATAAATCTTCTTTTGTTTCAAGATTTCTGCCAGGAAAAGCAATTGTTTCTGCATTATAAGAAATTGCTCTTGTGTTATTATTGCCGTCTAATGCTTGACTAATTGCACTAAGTGTACCGCCACCACCACCACCACTTTTAATACCAGATGGTGGGCCGATTACTACTTCGTATCGTGCTGATTTTGCTAATCCATCTCTGCTTAGAAATAAACCCAGAAATTCATTAATTACTGAATATCCTAAACCTTCCCAAAAATTTCCCATTACGCTACGCTTTTAATCCCTTTAAAATTTTTTCCAAAACGAATGTGTTTCCTGCTATTTATATAGACTTGTCGAATCACTTTCATATTTTGAACTATATTTCTGTTGAATCTTGTGTTTGGTTTTACGAATCTTTGAAGTGGTAATAGTAGTGCTATTGGAAGTTCAGTTGCATTTAATATTAAAAATCGAGACCTAACACTTTTATAAGTATATTTTCTTATTAGTGGACGTATTACTTTAAATCTTGATATTTTAGACCAAGTTGCTCTATATAAAGTCTTTTCGTCTATATCATCATTTGTTGCAAATCGTGAAAATATATTATAAAAATCTTCTCTGAAAGCAGGTGGAAGATAGTGAACATTTATACCTGTGAATCCATCATCCAATCTTCTTAATGGAAAAACTAAAGGAAACATATCAAAATAAGGTAAGTTCTTTTTTTGTTCTGGTTTTGGGTCGTAAAAGAACATATTGAATCTATACATTTGTACTCTGTTTGTTCTTCGTTCCCATACAGGGAGAAGTTCGCTGGGTTTTTCACTTTGGTCAATAAGGTCTGCTACTTTTCCTTGAAACCAATCGAAAGGTGGAGTATCACCAAGTAGTTGTTCTAAGACTTTATCGAATACGGTTGCCATATGAATATTTAGGTTAGTAACCTAAATTATCTTCAGTTAGAATTTGAAATTCCATGTCATTATTCTTACAATATTCTTCTGCAAATGCCCATTTTGCTTGGTTTTTATGCCATTCTTTTAATTCACCATACCATCTTCGTGTTTTTCTTTTGGGTTTAGGATTTGGTTTTTTTAAATACTTTTTTGGTTTAATTTCTATGATACGTTTTTTTGTAGAACCATCTGATAGTTGTATTTTGATGTAAAAATCTGGAAAGTATCTATGTCGTTTATTATCCCATGATGATATGTATGGAATAATGATTTCTTCACTTGCCCATTCGAGTATCATGGGATTTTCATCACAATATTTCATGAAACGTCTTTCCCACAAAGACCTATAAAAGACATTGGTAGGGTTACCTTTATATTTTTTTATATTTTTAGGACTAAATTTTCCTTTATAAGACATGATTACAAACATCCATTATAAATAGATTACACAAGGATATTTATATGCCCAGTATAAAAGACATAGTAGCAGGACAATCAGTTGGTATTGGCAAACGAGTAATAAAAGCGGGTGCTGATAAACTTCGAGGTATTATCAATGATAGAGGTCTTGGTAAAATGCCAAGTTTTGGTGGTTTCAAGACAGAGAGTTTAACATACCCAATGGATGTTAAATCTGACCCTAGACAAGGACATTATGTTGTATTTACTGTAAGAGAGATTTCTAAATCAGCAGAAGTGCAGAAACAAGAGGACGCCGAAGCAAAAGCAGAATTTGAGAAATTTGATAAAAGAGTAAAGAAAGGCGGTCTTTTTAAAGACGGACTGAAGATACATGGGACGACCCAGATAGAGGAAGGTTATGCATTAGAAGAAAAAAGACAGGATTTATATGCGACTAATATCAAAATACAACAAGACTATGAAACTAACTATGCTAAGGAAATAACGAGAGAAAACGAAAGAAAATATATAATGCGTCCACCTACTCGTAGAACTAGTACATTGATAACTTTATATATGCCACCACAAGTTAAAAATATAACAGGTGCTGAATATGAAAGTACGGAAATGTCGCCATTAACTACAACGGCAGCAGCTTCGATTGGTGCAATGTTAAGAGACGATATTGATATGGGAGATATACCTGTGGCATCAGCAGGTAAAGCAATTGTGAAGAAGATGGCGGAACTAATTGAAGAATTTGGTTTTGGTGGAGCATCTGACCAATTGCAATTGTCTACTGGAATTGCGATTGGTGATAGAATGGAATTTGTTTTTAAAAATCCTAAGAAAAGAGCATTTCCATTTCAATTTGATTTTTATCCAAAATCTGAAAAAGAAGCACAAGAAGTTCATCAAATTATACAAACTTTTAGAAAACATATGTTGCCGACAACAATGAGTCAAAACAGTTTGAAAAGTAATCCTATTTTTAAAGTTCCAAACCAATTTAATATAGAATATTTTTATAAAGATAATGTAAATAGTTTTCTTAATAAAATAGGAAATTGTTATTTAACTGATTGTGATATTACATATGGTGGTGATAGATATACGGCATTTACTGCAAGTTCAACAAAAAGAAATTCAGATAACACTGGTGGAGAACCTGGCGCCTCACCAACGGAAATACATATGACACTTAACTTTCAAGAAATGGATATCATTACTCATGAAGATGTCCAACAAGGATTTTAAAAAATGTATTTTAATAATATACCAAAAATTTTATATCAAGATAGAAATACTGACACTTATAAACTTGTAACAAATTTACTTCGTAGAGTTAAGATTCGTGCAAAGGTAAAAGAGAATGCTGTTTTATTAGACACTTATGATGTAAAAAATGGAGAAACACCAGAAATAATTGCACACAAATATTATGGTGATTCAGAATATCATTGGGTTGTTCTTATTGTGAATGATATTACAGATAGGTATCATGAATGGCCAATGTCTTTCGTTCAATTTGAAGATTATGTAAATGACAAATATTCAGATGTTAATGGAACACATCATTACAAAATTGCACAGACATCTGGAGATACATCAAAATACATAGAAGTTTACGACCCATCACTTTTAACAGATGCTGGTGCGTCAAGTGATAGTGATGCATATGGTAGTGCGACTGCTGTTACTAACTTGGAATATGAAGAAGAATTACAAGACACAAGACGTAAAATAAAATTATTAGACCCACGATTTTTAGATACATTCGTAACAGAATATCAAGAATTGATTGCATAATAGGATTACACAATGTCAGATACATTAAATTACGCTGGTGACTTTAGAGTAGAAAAAGCAGAGATATTAACATCTACTGGTGTAGTTATTAATATTGCACCATTTTTATTACATGTTACTATTTTTGAAGATATTCTTACACCAAGTTTATCTGGTGATATAGTTATGTTTGATAATCAAAATATGATTTTGAATGGGCCTTTCATTGGACAAGAACAATTAAGATTGGTTTTAAGTACACCAACCATGCAAGACAAGAAAGATAAGTTATATTTTGTTGAAGAACCTTTGATGATTTATAAGATTAAAAAACAATCAAAAGTAAATAATTCAACACAAACATATGTTTTATCTTTTATTACTAATGAAACACTTACGAATGAAAGAATGACTGTATCAAAATCATTTGATGGAAGTTTTTCAGATTTAGTAGAAAATATGTTTTTATCAGAATTAAAATCAACAAAATCCATAATGCTTGAAGAAACTATTAATAGTAAAAGAATTGTTATTCCTGATATTAAACCATTTGATGTTATTAGAAATGCAATGGTGCAATCTATTTCTAAAACAAATGAATTTGCTTCATTTGTATTTTATGAAACAAAAAGTGGATATCATTTCAGAAGTTTAGAAAGTTTATATGCTAAAAAATCTGCATATGATTATGCATTTTTTCAAGCAAATCAAAAAAATGATGATAATAAAATAGCTTCAGATTATTCTAGGATTAGAAATTATAAAATTTTAGGTAGTTCTGATTTATTATTAGGCACAAGAGGTGGATTTTTTGGTTCTAATCTTCTTGTACATGATAGCTATAATAAAGAAGTAAATAGATATACTTTTAATTATTTTGATAATTTTCACGAAAAAGAACAGATAGGATATTATGATGGTGGAAGCGGTAAGTCAAATCCTATTTTTAGTCAAGTTCAAGTAGATAACGATGGAAATAGAATTTCAGATTTTCCAAATTCCAGAACACATCTTCATTCTACAGCAATTAAAAATACAACAACAGGAACGAGTGCAAGTCATGAAGTAAATGGTAATTATTCTTTTTCTGGTAGTAAAATAAATGAATGGTATTTACAAAGACAAAGTAAATTTATGGGATTATCTTTTAGTCATATTTTGGAAGTTGAGATTGCTGGAATAACTGGTATAGAAGCAGGTGATACTGTTAATATAGAATTGCCAATTACTGGTGTAGGAAATACAGAAGGTGAGAGAGTTGATACTATACGTTCTGGTAAATTTTTGATTAAAGAATTAAGACATGATTTTAATATGACTGATAAACAACATGGAATTAAAATGAATGTAGTTAAAAATTCAGTAAGCAAATACCATAGTTCTGGAGCAAATGCACCAACAAGGAGGTAATCATCTAAGATTAGAAAATATTAAAAGAACAAAACCTAAATTAAAATAAGGGAGTACTTCAATGATAAATTTTAAGAAAAGAAAGAATAGATTACTAAAATTACGAAAAACAAAGAA